GCGCCACGCCCGAGCCCACCGGCGTCGCGGCGCAGACCGCCCCCCGCCGCTCCCCGAAGGCCGCCGCGCGCAGCCCGCAGTCCTGATCCCCCCGTATACACATATAGGAGCACCCGACCATGGGACGCACTTACGACAAACAGCACGCCACCACGGTGGTGCTGACCGCCGATGTGGAGGCGCAGCGCCTGGTGAGCTTCGGCGGCGGCTACCCCTCCGGGGCGGCCGGCGCAGGCGGCCTGACCGACGCCCAGGGCGTGGCCGAATACGCCGGCAAGATGGGCGAGGCGGTCAGCGTCGTCACCGGCTACAGCGCCCTGGTGATGGCTGGCGGCGCGATCGATGCCGGCGCCTTCGTCAAGCCCGGCACCGACGGCAAGGTGGTGGCGGGGACGATTGCCGACCACTGCGGCCGCGCGGTAGACGCCGCCGGCGGGGACGGCGCGGTGATCGAGATCATCCTGCGCCCCCACGTCCATCCGGCGGCCTAAGCCGTGCTGTACGCGACCTTTGCCGATCTGGCCCGTGTCGCCCCGGGCGGCTGGCTGGAGCTGGCCCAGCGGGCCGGCTGCGGCCCGCTGGTGGGTGCCGCACTGTTCGAGGCGGTGGCCACCGGGGGCGAGCTCGATGCATGGCCTGCCGATCAGGTGGCCGATGCCACGCGCGGTGTGAGCCTGCTGCTCGACACGCTCGAGCGCACCAGCCGTCACGCCGACACCTACATCGTGCCGCGCTACGGTCAGCGCCTGTCGCCCGAGTTGGTGAGCGGCAGCGACCTGCCCACGGTGGTGGCCACCATCGCGCTGCGCCGGCTGTACGGCCATGCGGCCACCGAGGACATGCGCCGCGCCACCGACTGGGCGGACAAGTACCTGGCCGACCTCGCCGCGGGCCGCGCCAGCCTGGGCACGGCCGACGTGCAGGACAACGACCCGGAAACGCGCTGGGACTTTTCCGCGCGCCGCGCCACCGATGACGCCCTTGGGGGATATCGCTGATGAGTGCCACGAGCCCGGTGGACTTCCTGGCGCTCGAGCCGCTGCTGGTGGCGCGGCTGCGCGAGGCCCTGCCGGCCCCCGTGCATGTGCTGGCGGCACGGGATCTGGCCGGACTGACCGAGGGCACCCAGCCCACCCCCGCGGTGCATGTGCTGTATCGCAGCTATCGCCCAGGCCGTGCCACCGCGGCGATGTGGGAGGAGCTCGAGCAGTACTGGCTGACCGTGATCGCCGTGCGCAACGCCAGCACCCTCGGTACCGCCGAAGCCCTGCGGGCCGATGCGGGGCCGCTGATGGGGGCGGTGATCGCGGCGCTGGGCGCCTGGGTGCCCGCGCTGCCCGGCTGCAAGAGCCTGCACCTGGATGCGGCACCCGAGGCCGGGTTCCGCGCCGGCTTCGGCTATTTCCCGATCGGCTGGCGCGTGGGCATGAGAGTCCGCGCGCAGCGGGCGAAACCGTAACACCACAGACGTAATCCCACAGGAGACATCACGATGTCGACGCAGCAACAGCAAAAAGGCCTGCTCTTCGCCGGCGACTTGTTCTTTTCGATGGAAGGCGAGGACGGCAGCTTCGGCCCCTTCGTCCAGGTCGAATGCGACAAGCTCGAGATCGCCACGCCGAGCGAGTTCAAGGAAAAGCTCAGCAAGGGGCGCGCAACCTACGGCCAACCCTTCGTGTCGGTGCCGGTGCCGCAGCCGGCCGAGTTCGCCATCACCTTTTCCGAGGTGACGCGCGAGATCTTCGCCATGCAACTGTCGGGCCTGCTCGTGCCGCTGTCGATGGCGGGCGGGGCCTTCACCGATGTCGAGGTCACCGCTGCGCTGGGGGCCTGGGTGGAAACGGGCCTCGAAAACATCGCCGAGACCGGCTTCACGGTGAAGGATTCGACGGGCGTGACCACCTACACGCTGGGCGAGGACTACGAGGTCAACTTCCGTCTGGGCCTGCTGCATGTCCTGCCCGGCGGGGCGATCGCCGATGCGGCCACGCTCAAGCTCAGCGGCACCGAAGACGCGGTGACGGGCGACCGCATCCTGGGCGCGCGCCGCTACAAGACGGTGATGCGGCTCAAGCTCGACGGGGTCAACCTGGTGAACAACCAGGACGTGTTCCTGTATGCCGACCGTGCGGTGGTGGCGTCCGATGCCGCGTATGACTTCCTGCAGGACGAGGTGAGCGAAGCGCCGCTCACGGGCAAGCTGGAGATCCCGGGGCCGGGGCTGTCGCCCTTCGTGCTGGATTACCGCAAGGTCCAGTAAGGCCTGAATCCGGCCGCCGCCTCGGCTGCGGCACGCCTTTCGTCGCCGCCCCGGCCGCTGCCGTTGCGCAGGGCACAACACCGTTTCGTCTTACACCATGGCCGCCCGAGATCTGCTTACCCGCATCATCATCACCGCCAAGGACGATGCCTCGGCGGTCTTCGGCAGCCTGCAGGCCAAGGTGGCTGGTGTTGCCGCCGCCATCGGCGCCTACTTCGGCGCCCGCCTGTTCGGCGACGCCATCGGCAGCGCGCGCGACTTCGAAAGCGCCATGTCGGCGGTGCAGGCCGCGTCGGGCGCGTCCGGTGCCGAGCTCGACAAGTTGCGCAGCGCCGCCGAAGCTGCCGGCGCCACCACCAAGTACACCAGCGTCGAAGCCGCCGGCGCGCTGGAAAACCTCGCCAAGTCCGGCCTGTCGGCCACCGACGCGGTGCAGGCGCTGCCTGCGGTGCTCAACCTCGCCCAGGCCGGCGGGGTGGAACTGGGCACCGCCGCCGAGTACGTCACCAAGGCCGTCAACGGCATGGGGCTGGAGTTCGCCGAGGCGGGCAGGGTGGCCGACGTGCTGGCGATGGGTGCCAACGCCTCCAACACCAGCGTCGACGGCCTCGCCCAGGCCTTGAGCTACGCCGCGCCGCTGGCCAATAGCCTCGGCCTGTCGCTCGAACAAACCGTCGCCATGATCGGCAAGTTCGCCGATGCCGGCATCGACGCCGGCCGCGCCGGCACCGCGCTCAACAGCATCCTCGCCCAGTTCAGCGACCCGGCCAGCAAGTTCCGCAGCGAACTGGCCGCCGCCGGCATCACCACCGGCGACTTCGACCAGGCCCTGCGCCAGCTCGCCGCCGCCGGCCCCGGCGGGCAGAAGGCCATCAACGCCGTCGGCCAGGAAGCCGGCCCGGCCCTGCGTGCGCTGCTCAACCAGGGCATCGGCGCGCTCGACGCGCTCAAGGGCAAGCTCGACGAATCGGCCGGCAGCGCCGCCACCTTCGCCCAGGTCATGGGCGACAACCTCGACGGCGCCACCAAGGGCCTGGGCAGCGCCTGGGATGCGCTGCTGATCAAGCTCGGCTCTCCGGTGCTCGACACCCTCAAGGACCAGGTCAACGCCATCTCTGAGCGCCTGCGCGGCTTCGTCGCCGACGGCACGGCGACCGCGTTCGGCAACGCGATCCGCACCGCGTTCGAATCCGCCGGGCGCTGGGTGGCGGAGTTCGTCGGCAAGCTCGACTTCACCGCCATCGCCGCCTCGCTGCAGGCATTCGCCGCGCGTGCCGGCGAAATCTTCACCGCCATCGGCCAGCATGCCAGCACCGCGGGCAACACCTTGCAGACCGCCTACGGGGTGATGTCGGCCGGCATCAATATCGTGCTCGCCGCCGTCTATAAGCTCGGGGAGGGCATGTCGTGGCTGGCCTCGGCCTTCCTCGCCGACCTTGCGCTGATCACCGACGGGCTGTCCAAGATCACCTTCGGCGATCTGTCCGCCGGCTTTGCCAGCGCCGCCGAAAGCATGCGCGCCGAAGCCCAGGCCACCTACGCCGTGCATGAAGCGTTCGGGCGCAAGGCGGGGGAGGCGTTCGACGCCGCCACCCAGGGCGCGCTTACCGCGCGCGAAGGCTGGGCCGCCCTGACCACCACCGCCACCCAGTCTGCCACCGCCACCGCCCAGGCGCTGGGCCAGGTCGAACGCCAAGCCGGCCTCACCGCCGACCAGGTCGAAGCGCTGGGCGACGGTGCGACAGTCATGGGCGGCAAGGTCGTCGACGCCGGCCGGCAGGCCGCCGCCGCCACCGGCAACCTCAAGTCCCTTGGCGCCGGTGCCCGCGCCGCCGCCGGCGATGTACGGCAGCTGGAACAGAGCGCCGAACAGATTTCCGCCGCCTTCCAGCGCCTCGGCGTCACCAGTACCGAAGAACTGCAGCGCATCGCCGCCAACGCCCGCCGCGACTTCGAAACCATCCGCAACAGCGGCACCGCCGCCCCGCGCGACATCCAGGCCGCCTTCGCCGCCTACGCCGAAAAAGCCATCGCTGCCAACGGCGGCGTTGCGTCTTCCGCCCTGAAAGCCGAAGCCGGCATGCACAAAGTGCGCATCGCCGCCGGCGAGGCGGGCAACGCTGTCGTCAGCAGCATGGGCAACGCCGCCTCGGCCACCGCCCAGCTCGGCGCTCAGGCCGAGGCTGCCGCAGC